GTTGTAATTGGCGTTTCTACGCCCAGTGTACTTGTTTTGTAGTGGATTGGAGCGTTACTGACGCTCTCTTCTCCTGCATTGCAGCTACATTGTTTTATAGCATTTATCATACCCGTTTCCTGGGATAGTGGAACCCTCTGTCATGAGGATAGTCATTTCTGACGTAAGACAGACGTATGAAGAATGACATAAGTAATTATAGGTAACATTGAAGAGATTTTTCCTCACATCTCTAATGATATGTTTATCGAACTGATGTGTACCCTCCCTATTTATTTAGGGAGGGCGCGTCTAGTTCGTGTGCCATTGGCACTTGAATTTAGATTCACATTTTATGTTACAGTAATGTAACACAGTTTGATACAGGTAAGACTGACCTGCTGGTAATCGGTTATGGATTGATAATCCTGACTTGATTATTTTGTGATTTTTAGAAATCATTTTATGCCGAGAAGGCGTTTGCTTAAAGAGTAAGCGGTTCGAGACATGCCCTACTAGCATGGGCCGAAGCGTAACCAGCGCGGGGAAGTGCAACTCGATTTAGGCTATCTGTTCCGGTAGCTACGAAGAATTAGATGATCAGAGGGGTGGCACCCAATGACGACATCTTTGCTACTTTATGCAAATAAATTTAAGGACGTTTTAAGGATGTATAACTAATAATTTTATCGCGATGTTTGGGGTATTCAATGAAACCCTGGTTATTTATAACCGTAAGACGATTTATGAAGTTATATATGATATTTAACGTAAATGATGGACATCTTGAACAATTAATCAAGGAACTACGTCCTTTTATCTTGAACACAGCATGATATTCATTGATCAGGCTAGTAGATACGGAAATTGTGTTCGGGAGATGCAAGTATGCCAAAGGCTTGCCCCTTGTTGTGCCCAGGAGTCACCACCTATATGGTTGGTGACTTGCTGGATGATTGTCTATTTATGCCTTATTGGAGGCACCAATTTGGATATGTATATCCCTATTGTTTGGACAATAATCATTGTTTGGTGCAGTTGCCTCATAGGAGGGACTGCAATGGCACTGAGGAGGAAATTTCGTGTCCAAAGAGCTAATAAGCTGCTTTGGAATTTTCAATTGCATGCTCGTACTTTTCGCTTCGATGCTCAGGTCGGTGAGATTCCTACTAAGGAAGATCGCCGTGCTCAGTATTGGAAGAATAAGGATGCGCGTGTAAGGCAAAAGACGAAACAGGTTTCCCGGAGGGGGAAGGACAAAAAGAGGAAAAAGCAGAAGCCAAAGGAGAAATTTACTCCACAGATTGGTTCTGCTGCTATAGCTACGGCATTTTCTAATCTTGCTAATGTGAAAGGCATCCCTATTGACGATAAGCTATTAAGCCGTGTCGAAAATTTGGGTGCATTATTCATTGCAGCTAGAGATTGTACAACGGTTTCTGGTTTTCTTGCTACAGTTTTTCTATATCTGAAAACTGAATATAATAAGTCTATTGCTAATTTAGCAGCTAATTATCTTTCAGAATATTTGGATGCAGAATTTGATTCGCAAACTGGAGAGTTTGGAATTCAAGCTGAAAAAGAGAAACCACAGTGGTTATTGCTCCTCAAAGACCTCCAAGAAAATTGGTCTCTTGTTATCCGTAATGAGGGATTCAAGAAGATATCACATGTTCTAAGCTTATGTTTAGCTTTGGGATTATGTGATTCTGCTGATCTTGATTTTAAAATTGGAGGTATGAAATTGTTTTCCATTGGCGCATTTGCTAAACATGCATCAGCTGTAGATCTCATAGATGCAGCATTCGAAACCATCGTCTATTTTGCAGAAGGTGGTTACGCATGCTTCGAACGTGGATCTTTGAAGCCGTTAATGTATGGCAACATGGAAAATGAAGAGTTTGAAGAATCATATTCGAAATGTCTTCGTTGTCACGAGTATGCCAAATGTGGTAATCTCGAGAAATACGAAAATATGTCGGAGAATGACTACGAAGCTCTCCTTGCGCAGTGCATTGAGAAAGCTCAAATGTTGAAGTCCACCTGTAAAGGTGTAGTTGAAAAGAATATTCTCAGCCGAAAGGTTGATGTTCTTCGTCAATGGCAAGCAACATTTAGGCAAACTCGTGTGCAGGGCGGATTGCGCGAAGCACCATATTCTATCGGAGTTTTCGGCGGCACGGCAGTAGGCAAATCGACTATTGCTAATGTATTAATGGTAACCACTTTGTTACATAATAATTATTGTGCAGCTGATGACAGAATTGTTACGCTGAATGAAGCAGACAAATTTATGTCTAATTTCCGTTCGTATACAAATGGTGTTTTGATCGACGATATTGGTAATACTAAAGCCGATTTCGTTGAACGTGCTCCCACTTCCCTCATGATTCAGCTAGTTAATAACGTACGCATGTACGCTAATATGGCTGAGGCTGATATGAAGGGTAAAGTTTCTGTAGAACCTAAAGTGGTTATAGGAACTAAGAATGTGAAGGATACGTGCGCAACCGTTTATTCCAACGAACCTGCTTCTATCACCAGACGTGATCGCATAACCTTAACTTGTAGAGTAAAGGAACAATATGCAGTACATGATATGTTGAATGAAGATAAGGTTCGGGCCGCTTTCCCTAATGGATCTCCTTTAATTCCCGATTTTTGGGATATTACAGTAGAGAAATCATACCCTGTTCCACATAAGGTTAAGGGGAAAGCGGCAGCTGTTGGATGGGAGATTGTTCATTTTGAAGGACAACCTCTCAAGGATATTGGATTACCAGAGCTGATACGATGGGTTGGACAAGATTCTAAAAAATTCTATGCCAGCCAGAAGGAGTTAGTTGCCAAGAACAACAATCTTGACAAACAAATTCAGCTCTGTCCAACGTGCAAATTTCCCACTCCAGATGTATGTATTTGTCATGAGGAACCTCGGGAATATCTCCATAAGATGGACTCGTACTGTAGTGCAGGTTATTGTACACGGTGTCAGGCTTATCATAAGGAAGATGATTCTGAGATTCCCAATGTTGAAAATCAAACATTTGATGTATTAGATTCGCGATGCGGTGCAGGTTACTGTACACGCTGTGAACTATATCATCCTGAGTCTGATGACAACTCGTTTGACGAACAGTTAGGGGAAAGATTAGTGGCCGCGATGATCCCTCGATACCGTAAATGGGATCGATGGTGGCGACCACGTATTGCGTATTGGACCTGCGAGATTGAGAAGAAATCTGTTGAAGTGTTATTAAAACGCTTAGATTGGCTTGAGAATTCTCGCTGGGTATGTTGGACAAATTGGGTCCCAAAGGATTGGATTGAGACGGAATGGTTGAAGAACATAATTTGGTTTACTCGTGAAACTGAATTACGTGCTCGCATTAGACGAGCTTATCTCAATCATCTTCTCATTCTAGGAGTCTGCATTATCTTATCAATATTTGTTCACTCATTTTTCCTACCTCTTCTTGCATTTCCTTTAACAGGAATATCGGGAGTGGTGGAATTTGAGAAAAAGCAAATGTATGATGAAGTAGCAGCTGACAATGAAGCCATGCCTAAAGTCTTCAAAATGTATCGTGATAGACACATTAAGTGGATTACAGGTGCTTGTGTCGTTATAGCAGCATTGTATGCTATAGCACAGATATATAAGGCATTCAAAGTCACTCCAGCACCTCAGGGAAATCTTGCTCCTACATCTACAATGGATATAGTTGAGCGTGATGCTGAGGTGAATCCTTGGGCAGGGGTCAAAGTTAGTACTATGCCATGTACTGAGAAATCGAAAACTACTACTCCAGATCGATTGGAGAAGATGGTTCAAGATAATCTATGTCACATGGCAATAACTTTGATTGATGAAGGTAAGGAAAGACATTTTGAATGTGATGCTTTCTTTCCTAAATCAAACGTCGCTATTGTTCCACAACATATGTGGAAAGCAGATGATATAAAGGCAAAATTCACCCGACATGATCCTTCCTTAATTGGAGGAAATTTCGAGTGTTATTTATATCGTAAGTATAGTATTGACGTTCCTAATACGGATTTGTCTGTTGTATGGGTTCCTAATGGTGGAGATTGGAAAGATTTGACGGATTATTTCCCACTTGAGCGTTTTGCCAGTGTACCTGGACGTCTCACTTACAAGAAACGAGATGGAACCTGCGTTGGTTCCAAATTGATGATGGAAGTGGGTGATGTAGTTACATTGGCAGCTGAATTCTTTGGTGCAAAATATAACCTAAAGTTCGAGACTTTTGAAGGTTTATGTATTGCTCCGTTGATAACAGAAACTCGTGGACCTCTTATCGGTGGTTTTCACCTTGGAGGCAAGAACGGGCAGACGCGTGGGTGTAGTGGCTTATTACTGAAGAGTGAATTTGATAGTGCATTTCAGATTTTACGATCAGTTCCCGGAGTAATATTGTCTAAAAGTTCAGGTACTATACCTAAGGAACTTTATGACATTCAATTCTTTGAGAATACTGATGTTCATCCGAAAAGTCCAATCAATTTCTTGCCCGAGGGTACTAATTGTAAGTACTACGGTCAAGTAAAAGGACGTGCATCATATTACTCTGATGTGGAGCCTACTGTCATATCTAAGCACGTGGAGGACGTGTGTGGTGTTCCCCAGAAATGGGGAGGACCAAAATTCCGAAAAGGGTGGCCGTGGCAAGCATCTCTACAGCATTCAACTAAACCTTCATGTGGAATTGAAGGGTCTTTGTTGGAATTGGCTGCGGATGATTACCTTAAAGGTTTACTCAGGGCACTGGATGATATACCGAGTTTGAAACTTGGAGTCAGACCATTAACGGAAATGGAGACTGTGTGCGGTATTGATGGATTTCGTTTCATTGATAAAATGCCTCCCACGACTTCAGTTGGGTATCCGTTATCGGGTCCTAAGTCTAATTTTATTACACTTTTGGATCCGATAGACCATCCTACTCACCAGTGTCCCGCTGAACTGGATCAGCGTTTTTGGGATCATGCTAAAGAAATGGAAGAGCTTTACCTCAAGGGTGAACGCGCTTATCCTATTTTCAAAGCATGTTTAAAGGATGAACCCACAAAACTGACTAAGGACAAAGTCAGAGTGTTTCAGGGAGCACCAATAGCCTTACAGCTATTGGTGCGTAAGTACTATCTCCCTGTCGCTAGAGTATTGTCCATGTTGCCTTTCACATCGGAATGTGCGGTAGGTGTTAATGCTCAAGGTCCTGAATGGGACCAGTTGGCAAAACACGTTATGCGATTCGGTAAAGATCGTATTTTAGCTGGAGATTACAGTAAATATGATCTACGAATGCCTGCACAGGTGATGTTCGTCGCATTTCGCATTATGATGGATATTGCAAAAGAGTGTGGTTATTCCGAACGTGATTTAATTATCATGGAAGGTATAGCCACTGATATTTGTTATCCACTTATGGCTTACAATGGTGATTTGATACAACACTATGGATCGAATCCTTCGGGACAAAATCTTACTGTGTATGTCAATTCCGTTGTAAATGCGCTTCTTTTCAGGTGTGCATATTATCATATTACTAAGGATCGTGAAAACGTCCCTGAGTTCCGAGATATATGCTCATTAATCACTTATGGTGATGATGCGAAAAGTTCAGTTCACAAGGACTTTCCAGAATTCAACCACATTGCGGTTGCCAAATTCTTGGAAGAACGTGATATGAAATTTACGATGCCCGATAAAGAATCCGAACCCACCCCATATATGAAAGATGAGGAGGCAGATTTGCTCAAGAGGGCCAACATTTATAGCAAAGATACTGGAATGATAATGGGAGCACTTGATGAAGATTCAATCTTTAAGAGTCTCCATTCAGTCCTAAAATCTAAAGCTATAACACGTGAACAACAAGCAATGCAAAACATTGATGGTGCTTTACGAGAATGGTTCTCTCATGGACGCGAAGTTTATGAGGAAAGGCGGGAGCAAATGATAGAAGTTGCCAAGCGTGCCGATATTCTACATGGTTGTACAGTCATTCATGAATCTTATGATGACAGGGTCAAACAGTGGAAGATGAGGTACACTTAGGGTAACTCAGTCTTGGGAAGACATTAAAAGCATCCCTCTGGGCGTACCCCACCACGTCTATATTAACCAAAAGGAGGCTCTCTGTATTGGATGACCATGTTCGTCCAATTAGTCAATCATAGGACGAAGCATAGGCTTGCAGAGAGAGGCACTTTCCCCGTAAAGTACCCTTATTTAAGGGAGTATTCGCCATACGCAAGATTGACACACGCTATGTGGACTGAGTCTTCCACATAAGCGTTAATGATGACTTGCTAACATGAATAATAATAATAAATTTAATATTACAATAAACGAGGAAAGTTTAGAGTCCCAGCAACAGAATGTTCAATTTAGTGATCAGACACCGCAATGGGACTATATAGTTGACAGTATGCCAGACCCGACTTTTAATACAGCCGATACTTCTGATGCGGAATTAGCAAATTTCTTTTCGCGTCCCATCAAAACACGGTCGTATGCATGGGAAGTAGGACAACCTTTGTACCATACGTTTAATCCATGGCAAGATTTCTTTGAAAATCGTCGTGTAATTAACCGTATAACAAATTTTAACCTACTACGCTGCAAATTAAAAGTCAGGATAGTACTTAATGGCAATGGATTCCATTATGGAAGGGCAATAGCCTCTTATTGGCCTTTCCCTACATACGATTCATTTACGGAAGATCGAGAGTTCTTCCCTATAGATATTGTTGAATCCAGTCAACGCCCACATGTATATTTGGACCCTACAACTAGTCAGGGTGGAACCCTTAGTCTTCCTTTCTTCTGGTATGAGAATGCACTTAGCATTCCCGATCAGGAGTGGAGAGAAATGGGAACCATGTCCATCCGTAGCATGCAAGATTTAAAACATGCAAATGGAGCGACAGACCAGGCTATTATTTCTGTATTCGTTTGGGCTGAGGAGGTTTCACTCTCTATACCTACGGCTAACGAGCCGGGAGCTCTTGCTCCACAGGTAGGTGAGGTGTTTACTCCTCAAGCTTCAGATGAATATGGAAATGGTCCAATATCACGCCCAGCTGGCATAGTTGCTAAGGCTGCAGGAGCTCTTAGTAGTATACCTGGAATTGGCGTATATGCACGAGCCACACAAATGGCCGCCAATGCAATTTCAAGTGTTGCTACTATGTTTGGTTATTCAAGGCCAGTGGAACTAGCAGACATTGTACCATATAAACCCACACTGGTGGGGAATATGGCCAATGCTAATGTTCCGGATACTTCGCAGAAGTTAACCTTGGATGCAAAACAGGAGCTCACAGTAGATCCGCGTGTTATGGGTCTCGGTTCAACAGATGAGATGTCAATCAAATCTATTGCACAACGAGAATCATTTCTCACACAGTTCAGT